TTCTAATAAATTATGAACACCATTTACGTTAGAATGTAAAAAATTTTCACTTTTAACTATAGAATTACCAACATGGGTTTCAGCCGCGGTGTTAATAATATAATCACATTCATATAGGAATTCTAAATCATTTATATCAATTCTTTCAAAACTAAAATTAGGATGTTTTAAAAATTCATCATAGGCATCAGGAAAATAGGCATAAGTCATTTTGTCAATACCCTTAACATACCAACCTTTTTTTAAACATTCTCTGGTTACATAACTACCTATAAAACCAAAACACCCTGTTATATATACTGCTTTCATTTGCTAAAGAATTCTTTTATTTTATTACAAACATAATCTACATCATCTAAATCCATGCCATGATGTGCACCTAAAAGAAAACCTTCTTTCATTACTCTATCGGCATTTTTAAAATCTTGTAAATATTCTCTATAAATTGGATGTCTAGTAACATTACCCGCAAAAGTAACTCTTGTTTGAATATCACTGTTTTCCAAAAAGGTAAGTAGTTCCAATCTACGTTCAGTTTGTAAAGGAATAGCTAACCAATTGGGTTTAATACTATCATCAGGTAATATTAATTCTTTGACATCTTTTAAATTTTCTAAGTAACGCTCAATATTATCTCTGCGTTTTTGTTTAAACGTTTGGAAACGTTCTAGTTGAACTAAACCAAAGGCCGCACTCATTTCACTACATTTCATGTTATAACCTAAAACACCATATAAAAACTTATAGTCATAGGGTAAACCATCAACTTCATGGGTAAAACGTTCATCCATGTTTTCACTATTGTCTCCTATTCTACCCCAATCTCTGTATTGTAATGCTCTTTGAACATGTTTTTTATCATTAAACATAACCATACCTCCCATACCACCCGCTGTGATGACGTGGGATGCATAAAAACTAGTAGTTGAAACATCGGAATCTAAAGTTTTAGTAACGGTATCTGCTGAATCTTCTATTACATAGATATCTTTTCTGTTAATACGTTTTAGTTCGTTTTTTAGTAGAGTCCAATCTGGTTTGTTTCCAATTAAATTAGGAACCATAATAGCTTTTACTTCATCTGTAATGGCACCTATAATACTCTTTATATCGGGTACGTATGAAGTTAAGTTAGAATCTATAAACACAGGTTTATAACCTAGTTGGATTATGGGTGCTAAAGTTGTTGAAAAAGTTAGAGCGGGTGTGATAACTTTGCTATTTTTAGGTAAGTTTAAAGCTGCTAAAGCTAGTAAACAAGCAGATGACCCAGAGTTAACGAATATACCATACTTTTTCCCAAACTCTTTTGCTATTTTTTCTTCAAACTCTATAGAACGGGGTCCAAACCCTGCTAACCACCCATCACGAAGGCATTGTTCCACGGCTTTAATTTCTTCTTCCCCATAAGCTTCTAATTTATTAGGAGCATACCAAACTTTTTTAGAGTGTTTCATAATATTCGTTTTGTTTTACTTGTTTTTCTATAGTTTTAGGGTGATTTAAAGCCATTTCGGGTAAAGCAGGAAGTAAGGAGTAAGTTTTGTGTCCTTCTAAAACTTCATGGACTTTATTTTTCCATTTTATTTCGGGTTTGTTTTTCCATATACGCCACTGGTAGTCAGGCCAATTTATCTTACCTTCTCTATCTACATTCCACCCCCATTCTTGTATGTGTTTTTGAGTTAAACCCGAAACAGTATTAACTCTAGGAGTTAAGTAAACTTCATTGTCCGGGTTTTTTTCAAATATAATAGGGAGGTTTTGTAATAATAGTTCATTAGGAATTTCATCGGCATCAATTTGGAATATATAATCCCCAGTACAGTAACTAGTTAATTTATTTTTCCAATTAGCAAAATGACCATTAAATTCTAAACTTCTCCATGTCTGTACATTAGGTAATGTGTTAAATTTTAAAAGATAATTTAATACTTCAGGGTCTCCATTATTTTCATCATAAAGTAGCACAATTTCGTCCTGTTGTCTTTTATTATTTAACAGAAATGGAACAAGTTTCTGTATTTCAAGAAACTCATTACATACTGTGATTGCATAACTTATTTTCATATTGTCCTATTCTGGTAATATGTCAATATATGAAAGGGCATCTATATAGTCACGTTCCTTAAATGATTTCATTGTAGACATATCCATTTTGTGGGTTTGACCCTCGGTTTTAGCTTCTTCTCCTTCTTCTAAAGGTACAGCTTTTACAGCAGACCAATCCCACTCTTCGGCATTTGGACCATTAGCAAAAATCATTCCTTTATATGGTATGTTAATTGTATTTGGGATCCAAATAAGTTTTGTTTTTGGGTCTTCCCAAGCTAAGTCCTTATAAAGTTCAGGTAAAATTTCCATTTGTTGTTCATAGAATTTAGAACCTTCTGTTAATAAACTGTTAGTCCAAAAACCACACGATAAGCTAAAGAAATTTGTTATATCCGCATTTACTTCTGTTTTATAACAGAGATTTCCCCCGGATTTAGGACAATCTATAATATCATCTACATTCATTTTTTTTTTATTTTTAGAGGTTTATTTTACTTTTTGAAGTTTTGGTAAATTTAATTTAGGTAGTTCTAATTCAACTTGTTTTGGGAAATCCGGGATATTTTTATCCAAAACATCTCCTACTAGTTCTTTCATTTTATCCCAACTAAAATTAGTTTTAACATATTGTTTTTGTTTTCTAGAATTTGGGAGGTATGTTTTATATTTTTTATAAACATTTTTTAAAGAATTACCTATCTCTCCACTATTAGGTTGAAACCATTTAGATTCTTTAATTAACCAGTCATTAGCAGCACTATGGTGTACATTTTCTAACTCTCCCGTAAGTAATGTAACATTTGATGGGTGAAGGAAGTCTAAATGTCCTGACCATCCAGAAGCTATAATAGGTTTACCTGTTAAGCCAAATTCCAATAAGGGTCGACCAAATCCTTCTCCTTTAGTTAAACTAACCATAGATTTTACTTTAGGATGGTTGTATAACTCATTAATTTCTAAATCATCAAACTCCCCATTTAGAAGATATATGTTTGGAAGATTTTTAGAATTTACTGTTTTTTTAATGGTATTAATTTTATCTAGGATTGCATCCCTACTCATATACGAAGGAGAACCTACAGATGACTTTAATATAAGGGCGGGTTTAGTTTTTTGGTTTTTAAAAGTTTCTAAAAATGCTTTGACCAGTAATCCTACATTTTTTCTATCGTGACCTAATTCACCTTCCATCCAATGACCTACAAATAAATAACAAAATTGTTCTTTTATAGAATCTAAATTTATATTTTTAATCTCAGTAGGGGGAATTGATCTATAAGTAGCTAAATCTGCTCCTTCAAATATCACGTGGATTGGTTTTTCTACTTTTAAATCACCCATAGGTTGTTTAGTTTGGGGATTTTGTTTTTGATATTGTGAATTCTCAAATGTAATCTTAGAATGTTCTGATGAAACCCAGTTCATATCCATTCTATTTAAACCTTCAACCCATTCACCCTTACATAAAGTAGCTTCAATACCTGCTGTTAAACCAATATTGTATTTTCCTACTGGTTGGAATTCATTAGGAATTGTTATTTGCATCCAAATCTCGGGTTGATTCTTTTGCCAATCTTGTGATGTTGTGTGTTTTAATAAAAATTCCCATTCAGGGTGGTCTTTACAAAAACCCCATGAAGTAGCCCCCCATCTTTGGGGGAGTAATTCTACTTTATATTTGTCAAGTTCAATTATTGCTTTAATTATATCTCTAGACCTCGCACCATAACCTGAGTATGTGTCAAAAGGGGATGATATTACAAATCTTGGTTTGCTCATGTTTATAACTTTTTAGTAAATTAATTTGTGGTTTAAAAATTTTCCTCGGTACTCGGTAGCGTTATGAATTTCATATTTTTCTCTAGGTTCCCAAATATCAAATAGCTCATTAAAAGCTTCCATAACTCTATCTGCCTGATGTTTTGATGTGAAACCTGCTTCTTTGCTAATAGCCCATTCTCTACCTTTTAAACCTCTTTGCTTTCTTTCTTCGGGGTCTAGGTCATATACTTCTTTTATTCTTTCAGAAGCATCTTCCCATCTACATCTGTCATCATAGATATAAGGTGTTGCAGGTGAACCTTGAATAGATCTTGAAGTAGGGTAAACTGGGAAAGCCCATTCACCATGTTCTTTGTATGTACCTCTATGATTAGAAGGGATGTCAGCACTTGGTGTAAACCATTCTCCATTTTCATCAACAAATCTCATTTGGTCTTGCATACCTCCTGTTGTATTCGCAATAATAGGAGTACCTGTTAAAAGAGCTTCAGTAAGTGTAAGTCCCCACCCTTCATTAGAAGTTAATAAAATTTGAGCATCAGCCATATTATACAGATAATTCAACTCATTTTGTGGTAATTTATTTAAAGAAAATTTAACATTATTCTCATATTCTTCACCTAAGAAATATTCTACTACTTTTGATAAATCTGTACCATGGTCCGATACTAATTCTGTATGGAGAACCATATAACATTCTTTTGCTTCTTCTTTAGGTAATTGATCTAAGAAGTGTTTGAAAGCTAGTATAGCATCAGGGATTTGTTTTCTTCTAATATTTCTAGAATTGAAAAATAATACAAATTTAGGATTTGAAGTGCCTAAAATTTTCTTTTTAAAATCAATAAATTTTTCATCTTCCCAAGGCATAGGGAAATAAATATCAGAATTTAAACCATGGGGTACATATTTAAATATTCTATTACCTTCACGGTTTTCTAAAACTAATTTATTAATATTAACCGTTTGTTTAGAAATTCCCATCAATAAATCACAAGCCTCATAGTAAGGTCTATTATACATTGGTGCTGGATAATCGTCCCAAATGTTTAAGTAAGTAATTGGGATTTTTTTCCTGATTTCTTGTTCCATATTGAAAATGTATGTGAAATACCTTGGATCTGTAATTAACATTATAGCATCTGGTTTTTCGATTTCCAATAATTGTCTTAAGATTGTAGGGTCTCCATATCCCGAGGTTGGGTATAAAGTTATGGATGAATCCTTTATATTTAGAATTTCATTAGTAGTTGAGCTTAAATCTATTCTTTTTCCAGATTCAGGGTGTTTAATGGCCCCTCCTAAATTAACCCAATTAAAATGATGAGCAGTATGTACTACAATTTCTTTTGCTACAGTTGCAACACCAGAATGTACTCTAATATCATCACATATTAATAGTATTTTCTTCCTTTTATCTTTAGGGAGATGTTCAAAACTTTTATTCATTTTTAATCTAATTTATAGTTCAAGATTGGTTTGGTTAGTAACTTGTTTTCTAAAATCTTCATCTGTAAGATACAAATAAATTGCCCGATCAGCAAGTTTTTGGAAAGAAAATTTTCTTTTCACACATTCAATTTTAAAATTCTCGAATAAATCACTTTGGATCTTAACACTAGTCAGTGTCATTTCATTTTTTGCCATAATATTTAATTTAATTTTTCTTGATACGTATATAAAAATATCAGTAGATTATACCTTCTCCACAAGTTTTTTTATCTTGACTATAGGCACAAAACCTACAATTCCATTTACTTGGGGATTTTGGGTAATTTTTTTCTTTTATTTTACCATTAGAATCAAAACACTCGTTGATGAAATCATTCACAGCAGTTTTTGCTCTATTTATTTTTATTTTACCACTAGGGGGAGTAAATGTTTGTACCCTATAAGCTTGATGGGGTGACATTAATTTTTCATCATCCCAATCTAATACTTTTCTTTTTAATATAAAAAATTCTATATTAATATCTTCTAAGGGTATACCATATTGTTCTGAGAAGAATTGTTTGTATAAGAGGAGTTGGAATTGTTTGTCTTCATTCTTTTTATCTTGCTCTCTCCAACCTCTAGTACTTGTCTTTATATCTATAATATTGAATTTATTTGTTTTCTCATTATACATGACAACATCTAAATACCCCAAATATAATACGTTATTATACATTTTATTAGGCGCGATTGTGATAGAAATA